CTTTAACAGCCTGTTGGCTGTGGCATCTGTTGATGAAGTTTGTGTTCGACTTTCCAAGCCTGCTGGTGTGACTGCTCTACTTGAATCAGTGCCCGTTTGTGTTTCAGCGTTGGTAGCCAGCTCGACAAGGCCTGTACGCGTATCAGTAGCGGTTCTACTTGATAAAGAAGAAGGGGTAACTGCTCTATTAGAATCAGTACCAGCTTGCGTTTCTGCACTGGTTGCTATTTCAACAAGTCCGGTACGTGTAGTTAGTGCCGTTCTGCTTGATAAAGAAGAAGGCGTTACCGCTCTTTGGTTATCAGATCCTAATATCGTTTCTATGTTAGTAGCTAACTCAACCACACCTTCACTTTCAGTAGTAGCAGGCGGGTTTATAAAATTAGCATCACCAAACGTCACACTTGCCGGATTGATAGATTGCAAAACTATATCCACGGCTAATAGCGCAATAGATACAGCTGTTTTATCTATGATAGAAGCGTTCTGAGAATAAACCGCAAACAGTGTACCGCTGGCAAGATACAAACCAAATTCGTAAACTTGATAAGCGTCTGAGCCTTCATCACGAGCGCTTAAATGAATAGTGTCATCGCCTACCGCTGCACCTGATATTGTGCTTAACCGTTTAAATTCTGACTGCAATGCTGTTTGTGCTGCACTTGCTGTATACTGTCCAGAGCCAAAACCTATTTCTGAGATAGTTACCGGTGCAGTGCCGCTGTTTTCAGCGTTAATGATTTCCGCACGGCCAGCATCTGTAATTACAATTTGTAGTGACATTTTATCGCCTCTTTTGGCTGATCAATTTGTTTTATTTAAAGCCCCTGTTAAGGGGCTTGTTGATTAACCTTCGTAATCGTCACGCGGTAAATTCATGCGCTTTAATACTTCTTCTACGTGTTTAGGTGTTTTTACTGGTGTCATACGTCGTTATCCTGATTAGTTACCACGGTTGTTGTTGAAGCGTCAAGGAACGCATTATTGATAAATACCTCTAGGTCATTATTGCGAAGTATGAGCCTTGATAGGTTATCATCTGTTAGATTAACATTATTCGCAAAGCCTGAAACCCTGTTACCTTTGATTATAACTTTGCCGCTTCCAGCCAGCGAGTCGATTAATATTCCTCTCGTTGACGCGGTTGAGCCATCACCTAGTATAACGTTATCTGTAATATCAATTCCATCCAATTGGGAAAGTAGAGAATATTGCCCAATCAACAAAGCCCTACCACCTGTACCTGTTGCTTCCGTGAAATCAAACGTATTACCACTAATTTTTATATCAGTGGCGGTTGGGGTTCCCGTCGCACTAGCTGCCGCACCTAGATATAGCGCCTTTGTGTCATTCCCCTTGTTGCGCACAAAGTTGTTAATTATCTGAACGTTTTTAGCGTTATATACTGGCACTGTTGAGCCGTGTGAAGCTATGGATATTGAGCCATTATCAATCCAATTTCCTTCAACTATAACATCTTCACTAGCTAGCTCTATACCGCTGCGCCAAGTTGCAATTCCACCTTTGAATACATTGCCTTTAATTGTTCCGTCAAAAAATAAGCCGCTTATACCCGTATAGTTACCTTTAAATACGTTGCTTGATATGGTGAAATTTTCAACCCTTGCCGAAGCACCCGCACTTTCGATAGCAAACAAGTTGCCCCTTTCATCAAGAAAAACGTTATTTGATATTGTCACATCTACGTGAGGCTCTTGGAATTCTATTGCATTGTGTCCTGCATCCAAAGATTGGCACAAGTTTCCAATTATTCGCAAGCCACTGCTACCTCTTACCTCTACCGAGTCGCCATCTGTGAAACGTATCGTATTATCTCTAATTTCAAGATTTACGTTACTCGTGTCACCAATAAAGGCCGACACTCCGTTGCCTTCAGTATCGAATATATTGCACCCAATAACCTTGCAGTCGGTGGAGCCATTAAAGCGTATCCCGTGGCAAAGCCCTGTGTTGTTTGCCCTGTTCCCATTAACCTTCACACGGATAAACTCACAACCTACCGCGTTTCTCTCGCACGATAAGCATTCTGCGTTTGTGTTATCTGCCAATTTAAAGGATATTTCTTTAAACTTCTGACCACTAAGGATGGGTACTGTACCAACGAGAAAGATTAAACCTTTATCACTTGTTACATATCCATCGTATCTTGTTGCGCAGTCAATCACAGGTTGCGTATCAATGGTTAAGCCATCCCCCTTTGCTCCGTAAAAGCGAGGGTCGTGAAGAGACTGCAACTCCCAAACCCGACCATTAGCCGCCACAATATCACCAGACTTTGCAGCGTAACCGCTAGGCGCTAATATATAGTTTGCATCTGCTCTTTCACGGCATATTGCCCTGCGCCCTGTAATTATAGGGCTAGAAGCTTCAAGTTCTGCCGCGGTTTCAACATCATACTTAAATAAAAGATCGGCAAGTTTAGCCAATACTGAACGCTTATCGGTTCCGTTTGGGCCTGCGGTATTGTCAGACACATCGATCAGTAAAACCTGATCATCATCAGCAACTTCTGTTACCTCTGGCAAGTCTGTAATTTTAACGTTTGCCATTTATTCAACTCCTAATAAAGCGTTAAGTAGTCACCGGATTGTGTAAGGTAAACACCTTCATCCGGCCTTGCTAAGTAATAAGGTTCTGGTGCATCTTCAAACTTAAGACGCGCAAATGTAGCAACGCGCACACCGTTACTTAAATTCAAACCGCCATAGGCTTGAGTTGCAATAGATAACGTGTAGTGCGAGCGTACTGGCTTCACATCGTCTATGCGAAGCATTAAATCAGCCTGTGTTTGTGCGCTTACTTGACCGGGGATCTCGTTAACAGAAACAGTAACTGTGAAAGTGTGCGGATCGCCTTGTGGGGAAGTTTGCCACCACTCACGAATAATTACAGCGGATCCCAAGCTTTCAACGGCATTTCTAACCGCTGATAACGTACCTCTTTTTGATTTCTCGCTGATAATGGTACGAATAACACTTTGCTTCAAATGCAAAGGCCAGCTGTCACGCCAAACCTTACTATCAAACTGCCAAGCTATATGATCAAGCTGCTCACTGGTAAGTTCGTCTATGCGAGCAAATATGGCAGGGTCCATAAGTTGTGCACTAACTGCCTTTAACTCTGGATCGATAGCCATAGAAGAAGCGTAAATATTCTTGTCCTGAGTTAAATTATCAGGAACAAGATCCAGTAATTTCACTTCATCAAGATCAGCCATTTTCAGTACCTTGGTAAGTTACTGTTACCGTTCCTTCTTGTGCAACTTGGGTATCGTTAAGCGTAGTAAATACAGGTGCGGTTATGGTGGCACGTTTTGCGCCAGCCTGTTTAATGCGTGAAAGTAATTCATCAGGGTTAATGTCGCGCCCTATTTTTGTTTTTTGCCATAGCACGTAATCATTAACAGCCTGTGTAACTGCATTCTGAATAGTAGTGATACGGTTGGCATCATCCGAACTTATCCAGTATTCAAGATCAATGTTGTAATTTGACGCTACAGGGGCAAGCACGTTCACTTGATCAGTAAGGGGCCGCACATCATCAGCGCTTAACACCTCGCTTACTTGATCGAGAATATCTGTGCCGGGTATTTCACCTTCTTCAAGTAATGGCCTAACATCAACAACGCCAGGCGAAGGACTGGAAACACCCACATCAATAATGGCTTGGTTAGCAGTAAGCGCCCAATAAACGTAAGCATCACGTGGACCTGCCACACTGAATGAAGCGGGGGCAAGTCTTATACGCTCAACTAGCGCTTCATCACTTTCAATGTCTGCACCGCCTGATGATGTTGTCGTATTCGTGACTGATTGAATATAGGGAAGGGGGGTGACCAGCGTGTTTATCTGACCGGGTAATAAGTTGTTACCTTCTGCGCCAGCGGTTGTGCATTGCGCAATAACATCACCCGTTAACTGCCCAGCGGGTATTTCAAGCACTTCGGTGGTGGTGAAGTCTAATTCACCCGCATTAACTCGCGTACCAGCGGCAACTGTGTAAACACCAGATTGAGCCTGTGAAAGCCTGAACTGCAACGTGGTGATAGCTGCCTTTGCTGCCAGTCGAGTTACACCAACCAATTCGCCAATGTAATCAATGTAAATATCTTGCGCGTAACTAAGCAGGTTTTGTTTAGCGGCAAAGTCGATAATGCTTCTTTGATTTACAATGATAGCCGCAATGGATTCGAGAAATAGGCGAATAGGATCACCAGATGCAAGCGTTCGCTGTGCAATAGACTCATAGCCGTTGATAATTTCTGCCTCAACTTCAGCAACGGTTTTTGCTGCAAAGCTAATGTCTGGCAGGTTACCCCGTGGAAAATCGCTCATTCAATCACCCCAATCGTTACTTTAGGTATCATCTTTCCATCTAGTACGCCTGTCAAATCTTCAACTAGACTAATGGAAATGATCCTTGCTCTTGGTTCGTACCGCCTGATCTGCTTGGTTACTTCTGCACTCACTAACGCTTGCGCCACATTTATTGTCTTGTCTACAAATGCCCAATCAAGGCCAAAGTCACGATCAAGCGGCACTGAACCTTTACGCGTACCTATGATAGTACGAACGTTTTGTAAAATCTCTTCTATTTCACTTGCAGGCAAAAAATTAACGCTTTCCTGTGTTGGTATGACTTCAAACTCTGTCATCAGCGTATTCCTCCAAGTTTATCGTTAGGTTGGCAATACGCACCACGCCACGGTTATCAATAAACCGATCAGACTCATCTATGTTCTGGATCACAAATTGCCCTAAATACTTGTTACATATTACCAGCGCTTCGTCTGTTCCTAAGTCCATCTTGCTTGTTAGGTTTTGTATTTCTTGGGTAGGGTTTACGCACTTGGTAATATCAAGGCGAATGTTTAGCGGAATGGTTATTGTGTCTGGCCCGATGAACTCAAGCACCGGCTTTTTGCCTATAACCTCGTGGCGCGAGTATCTAGCCTTGTAACTACGGCTTAGGTTTTCAAAGGTTCGCAGTGTGCTAGATGATGTAACAAAAGCAACTTCACCATATGATCCAATCATGCAAGCACCGCCTTATTGGTTACGATTTTTAACACTGTAAACATTACCGCCATTTGCTCCGTTACCTGCTGTAAATGCGCCCGTTGGTGCATCTTTTGCCGCGCTCGATGGGCTACCGGCCGCTGCTGAAATATGCTTATGATCATCAAGCCACGGCTTTAGTTCGGTTTCTATCCATGCCGCCAGTTTATCACCTAATACGCTAGGCTCAAGATCTGAATCCTCCCCTAAATCAATAGCGGGGCTGTTAACGGTAACCTTTGTGTGCGCATTTACCACAACATTGCCGCCACTTTCAGGTATATCAACCCTTAATGTGTGCGTTTCTCGGTCGTAATCAACGGTAGTACCATCTTCAAATTTAACGTGTCGCTGCTTTTTATCGGTAACCGGTGGGGTAGTAACGCTGCTGTAAAAGCTACCAAGTATAAAACCTTCTTGTGTGCCAGTAGGCAAGCACACACAAATAACTTGCTCGTTAATGTCTGGCATCCAGTAGTCTTTATTTTTTAGCGTATTGCGAACAAGCACCCTAAAGTCATGACTTACTACGCCAGAACGATCTAAAAACTGAACTTTGGCCGTTCCAGCTTCATCGTTTGTACTGGTTACCACACCAACGCGCACAAGCTGGCGCATTATGCTTTCCATTTCTTTAGTCGATAACACTAATACCCCTCCAACACGCGACGCAACTTTAACGCGACTCGATAACCAGAACCTACTGAGTGACCGGCTTCCTCTACCATGTAAGTTCCATCGTACTTACCAAATCCAGCAACCTTGATATTCATACCAGCAACAATATCTGTTCTACCTGTAATGGTTAAGCTGCCTGTTACTTCATGCTTATTACGCTTTCTCAACTCAGCTTTTGCCCAGCGCTCCGCTTCTGCAAGTGAATCAGCCACTTTAACAACGTTCGCTTCCATGCCTTCATCAACATTAGGTGCAGTATACGTATAACTAAGCTGCTTTTCTTCTTCGCTATTGTAGTAGTTAACGGTGCATGACTTGTACAAATCAAACGCCTGAGAATTAAAACGATAGCTTTCTATGTTATCAACGCCTTTGGTAAGCTTTATGACTGCGCTCATAGACTCGTATTTTGATTGCTCAAAAACAACCAGCTTATTGTCAGTTACTTTTAAACTGAAACCTTCATCTGAAGATATACGGTTAAGAAATGCCAGATCAGGTTCTTCATTTTGGGCAAGGCGTGAAAAGGCAGGATCTGAATCTGCATCGTAAAGCACTTGTAAGCCGCCAGTGCTACCTATTTCATTTGCGATAGATGATAACGTGGTATCTTCCCACGTTTTACTTTTATCTTTTCGCCTAATGCTTTCATCAAGCGGAACGGAAACACCTTTGATCACTACCTTTTCAGGTGGGCCCGATGATTCAATATCATCAATTTTAAAGGTGCCGCAATAAAGTTCACCATAACCCTCATCAATAATGGTAGCTTTCAATGTGTCGCCCTTGCCCGGATACCAGTCACCGGTCCATAAGCCATGGTTGTTTTTAAGCGTTACAGATAGATCATCTGCTTCACCCGACTCCTTATCGGTGTAATCGAAGGAAAGCAGATCTGGTGATATGTCGCGTGAAATATCAGCATCATTGTAAACAAGCTTGATACGCGTGCGCCTAACCGTCATGTGTTACGCTTCCATGGTGGTAGGTTCTGCGATGCTTGTTCTTCGGTTGTGATTTCTGGTATAGAAAGTTGTATTCCCGCTGGGAAGATCATTCCTTGACGCTGAGGCCAGTTAGCCGCTATTAAAATATCAACGTACTTTTCAGATGCGTATTGCTTTTTACTGATAATATCCCACGTATCACCTTGAACAGTTCTGTACGTATTAGCCATAACTTAACCTGCGCCTCCTGTTCATTAACTCATTAAGCTTACTTTCAAAACCTTCAACGCCTTCACGTGCACCAGCTGCTGCTTGATCACGAACCGCTGCATTATCGCCACCGGGAACACTGATATTTTGACTAAGGTGCACAACGATAGAGCCGCCACCCATACCGCCAGCTGCACTTTCTGCATTTTGCAATAATCCATTTCGACTGCTTTGCATATTGCCTGACATAGACTGCTGCAATGATTGTTCACGCCCTGCGCCTTCTGCTAATGTGCTCATGATAGCCGCGCCTGATTTTGTTAAGTCAGAGAACGGACCCACTTTGGCATCAGAAAAGGGAAGGTAATCACGAACCTTAGAAAATACACCCTTAACACTGTCAATCAGATCTTTAGCTTTTGACATAATCCCGCTAGAAAGTGTCTGAATGATCTTCTTACCTGAGTTATACAAGCTGAAATTTGAAAGCCAGCTGTCAATCTTTCCAAAGGAACCAATAAGAATACCAAGTGGACTAAAGTTCATAAATGCACTGGTAAGCCACTGAATACCTTTTGAAGTCCACGCCTTTATGTTTTCCCACATTTTACCGAAGAAGGCCGTTACCGTATCCCAGTTTCTATAAAGGGCAACGCCTGCCGCAATAAGCGCTGTAATGGCCACAATAACAAGGCCGATGGGGTTAGCAGATAACGCGGCATTAAATAACCATTGTGCTGCAGTAAACGCCTTGCTGACTATAATGGCCGCTTTAGTTGCATTCGTAGATGCAATGGTTGCGCCTGTGCTTAACAGGTAGGCCGCACGTAATGTTTTAAGAACCGCTATACCAGTAAGCCACACACCTTTTACATACGTAAAGGCAAAACCGCCTGCAATGGTGGCAACCTTAAGCGCAATAAGTGCAGCTGTACCTAAAACAACATACTTAGTTACGTTCGGGAACTGCTGCGCTAAACCATCAAGTTTTGCGGTTACCTTTTGCAACCACTCAGCACCAGAAACCAATGCTGGTAGCAACGCTGCACCAATGGTAATAGCAATTGATTCAGCGGCTGAACTTAATTTTCTCATTGCACCCATAGCAGTTTCGTTCTGCTTTCGTGCAACTTCTGTTGCGGATCCTGTTTTGTACAAACTTTCTTGATACTTTTGTAGCGCACCAGTAGAAGATTGCTCCATAAGTATTGTGGCCGCACTCATGGACTCAGTTTCAAAAATAGTTTTGGTGTATTCGAGTCTGGCTGCTGAACCCATGCCCTGTGTCGCTGATTGGATCTCAGCCAACACACTAGGCACATCACGCAAATTACCCTCAGCGTCTTTTGTACTAATGCCTAATTCATCAAGCGCTTTTGCTGCTGCGCCACTCGGTGCAGATAGCCTAGAAATAACAGCACGCAACGCAGTGCCGGCATTGCTACCCTGAATACCCGCATCACCAAGTTTACCGGCCATAGCTGCAACCTGTTCAACCGGAACGCTAGCAGATGCAGCAATAGGCGCCACATACTTCATGGTTTCACCAAGCATTGAAAGGTTCGTGTTTGAACTGGTAAACGTATTTGTCATTACATCACCAATACGCGCCATTTCAGCGGCATCTAGTTTAAAACCAGATAGAATGTTTGAAGCAATGTCTGCCGCTTGGCCTAAATCAATTGCACCGGCTGAGGCAAGATCCAACATGCCAGGCATAGCTTGCATAGTCTGCTTTGTATCAAAACCAGCTTGTGCAAGAAACTTCATACCTTCAGCGGCTTGGCTGGCACTCCAACTTGTTGAGGATCCTAGCTGCCTAGCGGTAGAGGTAAGCTGTGCCATTTCTTCATCAGTTGCATTCGCTACTGCGCCCACATTAGCCATAGACTGTTCAAACTGAGCCGCTACTTTAACAGGTGCAGCCAATGCAAAGGCAAGTCCAGCGGCATCAAATAACTGACCGCGTAAATTATCACGCTTTTGTACGTTTTGCTGCTGCGCAAGCATGGTTTTCTGCAAGCTTTGTTGTGCTTCCTGTGCTTTTTGTGCGCTTCTGGCGAGTTGTTTTTGTCATTCGGTTAATTCACGGTAGCTTTGCCCTGACGCATCTAACGTGCCGCGCAACTGGTGCAACTCTTGACGTTGTTCTGAAAGACGTGATTTTAATTTTGATGCAGCTTTACGCGCCTGATCAAACTCTGTCTTTTGCTTTTTGGTAGGGTTAACTGTGTTGGAAAGCTCTTGGCCTAAACGTTGTGCTGTGTTTTGGGCTTGTGAGAACTCACGCGACAGCTTACCCACTGACATTTGCAAATCTTGCAATTTGCCAATGTCTTTTTGTTCTTTGTTTAGTTGACTAACTTGTTTTTGAAGGCCGCCAAGTGAATTCTCAGCGCCCTTCATAGCCTTAGTGAAGGTGCCGGAGATCTGACCGCCCATCTTGAACGCAATCTCATAGACTTTAGACACTTACCGGCCTCCTTTATCTAATGACTTTTCTAATGATGTAATATCTTCCAGCCAGTAATTGTATTCAGAAACTGGAAGGCTTAACCAATAATCTACGCCTGTTTTGCTTTTTTGGGCGAGGACGTAGCAGGTTTTTCTGATGTCGCTGTCTGGTCGCTTTCTATCAAGCCCGAGCTTAACAAAAAATTTTGCACCGACTGAGTGACATACATAAAATCTGGTGCTGGTAAGTTATCAATAAACTCTAATGGTTTACTGCCTGCACTGGCCGCAATTTGGGCGCAGAAGTTTGGATCTGTTGACACCATAGGCGAAAAGTTACCGGCTGCTGCATACAACCGGTAAGCCTGAGTGATATCAGAACCGCGCAACCCGTCCAAATCCAGTTCAATTGAATCAAAGGTTTCACCTTCAAACTCGTATGGTTTTCTGAATTTTATTTGCACGTTCATCATTCCTTCTTAATTAAATTTGTTCACGCACATCTGCAAGGTAGTCTCTACCGTCTACAAAGCAGATGAAGTTATACTTGTCGATCTCAAGAACGGTTTCACCGTCAATAATCAACTTGTAATACGTTACTTCAAATTCGTTTTCGGTTCCAGTAGCAGATGCAACTTCAAAACTGCCGCCTGCAAAACGTTTAGGCTGAACGCGCATTGCTACACGAACAGGCTGGCTACGCTTAAGGCCGGTTGAACTATCGAAAAGCTCTTGTGTACCACGCAATTCAATTGCATGAATACGTGGGGCCGATAGCACACTGGCCGCTTTGTTAACAGTTCGCCAGGTAAGTGTGGTTGACATGGCCTGAACCATGCCAAGCACTGTACTTTCAATTTCACCCGCAATGCCGGCACCTGAAATGGTATCGGTCATGTAAGCAACTTCTGGCAGTTCTACATCAACAACGCCAATCAGCTTGGTTCCGTCGTTATATGCGTTAAATGTGGTTAAACGCTCTGGTACTGTGCTCATGTGTCACCTCCCGTTATGCAAATAGCGTTGATAAGTATTCAGCATCGTACTCAACCACAAATTCAATTTCACGGTTAGGCACTGGTGCAGCCTGATAAACACGGAATTTGGCTTTACCATCTAACAATGAAGTGGTTGGGTTATCTTCTGGCAGGAATTCAACACGGCCACCAAGTAAATCACCTGACGCTGTAAGACCATTTAAGAAGATATTTGCTGAATCGGTAATTGATTCAAGCTGGCGACGACTAAGATCACCGTCTACTTTTTGCCAGAACGTAGTGATTAGCGTATTCGCTAGCCAGTTCTGCCATCCACGGATCTTAATAAAGCTGTCTTTCGGGTCTGAATTGCCTGGGTAAATTGCCGTTCTATTACCCCAAACTTTCCAGCCACCGATAAAGTTAAGCGCTGTAACGATACCCTGACCGTTTAAGGCATTAGCTTGCGGCTGCTGCAAGTAGATTTCCGTACCATCGGCAAGCACTGAACTATCTGCCTGCAATGAGCGATTAGACGGAGTAACATTTAAGATCCCGTTGTTATCCGCTGTGGCTTTACCGATAACGCAAAGTGTTTGCGTTGAAAGGTGGAACTGACTATCACCAAGCTTCACTTTGGGCCAACAAACAACTTCATGTGCTGCTGTGTAGTTATTGTCGTTTTTCCATGCTGCAACATCCGCATACTTGGTTACTGTATCGGTAGGAATATCACCAATCCATTGACCACGGAAGTTGTTATTAATTAGCAGCATCTTAGCAACGCCAACCGCACGAACTGCCGGATCAGTAGAAAAGCCCGGTGCAGCACCATGTGTAGGCGCTAAACGGAAACGTGGGAAGATCTCATTAATTAATTCAAGGCCAGTGGCAACACCGTTTGAATCAACACCACCGATTACATCAGCGCTTGTTATTGCGCTAGGGTCAAGGCGATCATAATCGATTTGAAGATCCGTTGTATCGGTTGCAATTGAACCGTCAACAATGCGCGTAATAACCAGTTCTTCGTCATCGTTAAACGCTGCTGTGTAGTCAATTCCTAAAATGTACGTAGTGTCACCAGCTGAGTTTTTAACTACCAGTGTATCTTTCAATACACCTTTGTTAGCAGGTGAAACCTTGCCGTCAACCAGTGAAACCGATTCAGCGGTAATGCTTGCAATGTGCGTTGCAGGATCGAGTACGTTGATAAATACGACTGGCGCAACACCAAACAACGCAAACTGCGCGTAAATCTGCTCACAAAGCGTGTAGTTGTCGTAATCCGTAGAGTAACCAAGCGCTGCTACAGCTTCATCGTAGCTGTAGCACAAAACAGGCTCGTTAACTTTTGCATCAGAAGCCAGGTTGACAGGTGCAGTGCCGATCACAACGGGAACAAATCCGGCTGCTGTGACTGGCGGTGTAATCTGCGTTGGCACCTCGCTTACATAAACGCCATGATTGTAACTCATGATTTAATCACCCCTTTTATGTGATTGATAACCTCAGCAAAACTATGCGCCTCAACACTGGTTTTATCAGCCAGCTTTTGCTCACGCTCTGCCATTTCTTCGACACCAACAATTAAACGCTTAATTGCTGGAAATTGTACGCAAAGACGTTCAACACTTTCGTGAAAATCTCCGCGAAAAACCGTGTAACGCTGAAGAAGCGTTCCGGGCACATCTGGACCTATATAAATTTTAGCGGTCTGGTTCGTAGCCATCGTCTTTTTCCACCTCTTGTGGGGTTGGCAGTTCCCATGTTGTTATCGCTTCCAGATAATAAATGTCTCTGGCCTGCTCATCTGGCATTTCTGCCTCAATGGTTCTGCGCATTCTATAAACGTCATTTAACCACGGTTTTTGACGTAGGTCATTAAGTATTCGACGCCAAATGTTGAGCGTATATTTAAAGTCACCTGAATCGCTACCGTATGAACCAACTAAGATCTTTACGTCCAGCATATCAGTAACAATGCCGCCCGAATCTTCCGTTCTCCACTTATGCGGCCTAACAATAACTAGCGGAAAATCTTCATCAGTTTCACCAGATCGCTTAGGTGGCAAGTAACCCTCAACAATTTGCGGGGCTTTGAATGTTTGCTCACGCCCACGACTTGGATCAGTAGGGTGGTAAATGTCCTTAAGCGTAACTTGAAGCCGTGATTTTAAGAGATCAATTAATTCCACTTCGGTCATTATCGAACCCCCAGTATGCGGTTTATTTCATGCGGTATACGATCTTCAAGCTGCTGCTCTGCTCTGCGCTGAACGGCTTGGGTTACCGATTCTGAATTCATCATTACTGGTACTGCTGGACCAAACTTTTGTTCTATTTTTTCTCTGCGCTGGCCTTTGTGCGATCCTTTGGTAGCAATACCAAAAGATCCAGTACGCTCAAACACACCAACCTTGCCATTGGGCATACGTGCCATAAATGAACTGGTTAATGTAGTCTTTGAGCCTCTGCGAACCTCAACGCTTATTGCCGTTCTTCGCCTTGGGTTTACGGTTTTAGGTGAAACTTTAAAATCTGATAGCGGGATAGACGCGCCAGAAGAAAATATAACCGCTTCAAGATTGGTAGGTTTTGACCGTGTGATCCGAATGGTTTTATTAACCTGACCGGCTTTAACTGTGTAATTTTTTCTAACAGTACGAACCGCTTCGGATTTAGCAGAAGAAACTGAACGGTTTATGGCCCTTGATAAAGCCATTGGCACCTTGCCTTCAAATTCCCCAAATTCAGCGATAATCTGATTAAAACGGGCTGAGTCGATATTTATAACGCCATTTTTCATGTGTCGTTTCTCTCCAATTCGACTTCAAGCATTCCCATATTTGCAGAAACATTTTTCACATAGTAATAATCGTTGTCTAGTTCCATGCGCTGGCCTTCAATGGGCCGCTGACTAAAAAACGATTCGTGAATGTAAAGCATTTTTCTTACGACAAAAACACCGTCATATTCCATTTTGGAATCGAGCCCGGTTCGCTCGTTGATAATGTCGTCATCAACAACACAATCAACCAGTGTTCCGTCTACGTTATGTTCAGTAGCGAACTCACTGGCGTTAATGAAAACGCCAGTGATATCTTTTTCAAGCTGAGCCTTAAAACTCATGACTTCGCTTTTCTCCCACGACCACGGGTAGTGGTTTTTGTGGTATTGCCAGTTTCGGGCAAATTAAGATCAACGGCATCATCAGCTGATTGCTCATCTTCTTTTACTTCTTCTTGCTCAGTCTGATCTTCTTCATTTGAATCTTGTGATTCATCAGAATCAGTAACAGTCTGATCATCAGAGTTATAGTCAGAAACTACCTTTTCAGATGGGCGTGAAGCTAAACCTGTCTTAATGAGATCCTCGACTACCTCATCAGAAAGTTTACCTTCAACGTCAGTACCGGCTGGCAATAAGCCAGCCTTGGTACGTACGTTATGCTTCAGAATAACCATTAGGCTAAAACGTCCGCTACGTAGAAGCCGTTGATCTGGTGAATAACCGGTAGTGGCTTAGATTTAACAGCTACGATACGGCCTGCCGGATCTTTGCGCTGCGTCCAGCTAACTGGAACACGAGGGGCAGCAAAAGAACCTTCAACTGGATCAACTACGCAACCGTAAAGCATTGAAGTACGAACGTTAGGGCTACCCAAAAGAACAGACTTGGTAGGCACCATTGGTTGCTCATCACCGTTCGCGTCAAGATACCATTCGTCATAACCCCAAAGGTCAAGACCAGAACCTTTTAAGCGGCCATAGTAAACAACACCGTCTGCTTGAAATTCTGGTGATAGCTGACCTTCATCAAGTCTGCGAGTATCAAGAATTTTAAGTAGTGTTTCGTTACTAAGTAACGCTTCTGCTGCATCAGCACCAAGAATGGCATTAGTAGGGGCAATGCCAGAGGCCTGAACAACTTTTCTACGCCAAGCGCGTAAGTTTGCTAAAACCTCAGCCGTTGATTCGTTCCAGCGAGCGCCAGCACCCAAAGCTTCCTTTGGCTGATCTTGCGCTGAAAGCTGCGACCAATACTGAATAGTATCGTTAACACCTTCGCCAACCGCTTGAACCTGACCAGTGAAAAGCGCTTGAGAACACATTTGTTCTTCGCGACGCGTGATCATCCCGTCAAGTTCCATCATATCTTTAGTGATCTGCTCAGCTGCACGTTCATCAGGTGACATAGCACCGTAAACAGTTTCGCCAGGCGAACGATTAAGCAAATCTTCTGCAGTTGTTACCATGTCTGGTGCAACTTGAGGCGGCTCATAAGTTTCAGTCTTATAACCGATACGCTCAACCGTCTTTGAACCCACATTAGGATTAACAAAAGGTGCAAGTCTGCGCTTACCTTGGTAAATATCAATGTCCACGTGTTTTGTTTCGTGGGTTACAACGTTAGAGAAGAACAGGTTCTTCAAAAACGTATTTGCTGGTTTTGCTTCTTCCAGCATCGGGATCATTTCCCGCGTTTCAAACATTCTGATAGGCATTTAAGTATCCCCCTTTATGCTGATACAACGGGCTTGAAAAAGATCCCGATATTTCGAGCGGCTTGCTTGTGATCAGCAACGGTATCGTCGCCACCAAAAGCAACTGCTGTTTCATTAAACTCACCGGTATAGTAAACCGCTGCTTCAACGTCACCGCCTGAAGCGTCTACGTCTTCAGCAAGAACCGCATAAACGTTTTCTGCACCGTTGATAAGCGCATCATTAACCGCAACGCATTTACCAGAAGCGGTAACTAAACCAAGAACTGTGCCACGCGCTAACGCTGCGCCAGTAATCGTTTCACTGCCTGCCACTACTGGCTGAATTTTGCCAGCAAACAGGTTGTCATAAGTAAATGTTTCAGCCATTTCTCAAATCCCCCTTAAGATTTACGGCCAGCGCGTTTTGCAGCTGCACGCCACTTATTACGCTTTTCGTCATCAGCGCTAGCGCTAACATTGGTTTCAGGCTCTTCCTGCTCAACATCGCTAAGATTATTAGCATCTTCTTCACGTTGATCAAGAAACTTTTTACCGCGCTGTTTTTCAGCCTTAACAATTTCAACAGCAAGCGCTTCTGCTGAAATACCTGAATCAAACTTGGCTTTGTTAACCATTTCATCGTGACCGGGCATCGCCATTTCTTCAATAGCTTTGATTCGGTTGCGCTCTTGGTCAACGCCTGCTTTTACGCCAGCATCCGTAACCTGTGCATACAGGTCAGGATGTTTGGCTTTCAAAGTTTCGATGTCCATAACATCCTCCGTTGTGCTGGCCGCATTATCGGTTCCAGCGTTAGGTTTTTGGGGTTTTTCTGGCTTTGGCTTGGTGGCCGCTGCCTGAACTAATGAAGTAGGGATTGTTTTAAAACGATCCATACTAAATTCAACACCGTTTACTATCATGTTTTTACCAGATAATGAAGCGGCAATATTCATGCTGGTTTCAATTTCATCAATAAAGCCAAGTTCTTTGGCTCGTGAAGCTGTCAACCATTCTTCCTCGTCCAGCCTTTTAATGATTTCGTCACGCTCCAAACCCGTTTTATCTTGGTAAGCTGAAACCATAGATTCACGGATCTTGTCTAAATCATCAGCGGCCTTTCTAAAGTCGTTAGAATTGCCCCATGCGCCAGTGCTTGGATTGTGGATCATAAACATAGCATTGGCTGGCATGATAACCGTATCGCCAGCAATCGCTGGGAACGTAGCGGCTGAGGCTGCAACACCGTCAATATAGGTAGTTACATGCTTATCGTGCTGCTTAATAGCGGCATACATTGCCTGACCAGCAAACAAACTACCACCAAGTGAGTTAATACGCACCTTAATCGGGTTACCGCGTAAAGATAGCATATCAGCGGCAAATTCTTTACTGCCTGCTTCATCCCACCATGAATCGTCTGCTATTTCACCGTGAATAAGTAATTCAGCGGTATCTTGCCCGTTATTGGCAACAGACCAAAACTTTTTATTTGGTTTATTCTCTTTAGGCATCTTGTTCGCCCTCCATAACCTCGGCTACTTTAACAGCATCACCAAAATAAGTGTTATCTTCTCGGCGTTTATTTTCTTCTCGTGTGCGCAACTTGTGAACACGATCCCAATCTTCGCCCGTAAGTTCAGCGGCTTCTCTGGTTCGCGTGCTGAATTCTTCATTTACACGAACCTTGGCGGCATTTGCTTCTTTAAGTGGATCAAGCTGGCCTTGTGTTGGCCCATACCATTCAGAACCAGACCAAGCTGCACGAACAGTAGGATCATTGAAAAAGCCAGGTGCAGCAATGCGACCTTTGGCAATGGCTTCTGCTAACCATTCCTCATAGATAGGCTGACAGAAAGATTCAACCAGCCACTGTCTACGCATACGGAACATTTTCCACGCTTCAAGCAATGCGCCACGGCTGGCTGAATAACTAGCCGTAAAGTGTTTTATCAGTAGCTCATAAGGTACTTCAAGCGCTGAACCTATTTGTCTGCAAATACTAGTAACAAAACCATCAAAGGCTGTGTTAGGTCTGCCGGGGTTAGCGGTTTCAATGCTTTCGTCTTTATCAAGACCAATAATCGCGCCATTGCCTAGTTCGTAGCTGCTTTCGTCCATATCATCAAGGCGTTCTTCTTCAGGAATAACACTCTGCAACGGGTTTTCTGGCGATTCTGATTTAATGAACACCGTAAACATACCGCTTACTACTGCGGCCATAAGTTCAGCTTCAGTATAACGGCCAAGCTGCTTAAGGCTTTCAATCACTGGCGCAAGTAAAGGAACGCAGCGTAATTGCCCAGGTCGCTCAATTTCACTAACTACGTGTAAAACGTTAGGCCTGCCCGTTTGTTTACCAAACATATCAACAGAAACTGGTTTCTGATTCGTGTTTTTGCGGCTGTCTGGATGCCCGGGGTAAATGTAACACTTCAACGCTTCGCCATACTGATCGGTAACAATACCGCCAGAAAGCTTTTGACCTTTTGGAAGCTCTGGTTTCATCTTCGGATCTGCAACGCGATCACCTTCAATCAGTGAAACACGCAAATCATAAACGCTACATTTACGCTTTTTAACGGGTAACATTGCAAAAACATCACCACTCATAAGAACGGAAAGCATCGTTACAGACTGGATCTGACCAAATGTAAGCATACGCGCTGCATCACACTCTTTAGAGTTCGCCCATAACTTCCATTCACGCTCAACTTGCTTTTCCCATTCTTCGGCTTGCTCTAATGTCATGCCTAGAAATTCATAGTCAATACGTGGGTTAAGCTTAAGGCCAGCACCAACAACATTGGTACGAATGGTTTTTAATGCGCCTGTGGCAATTGGCGTTCCCATATACAGATCACGGGAACGCTCTCGCAATGTAGAAAGGTTTTCAACGATATCTTCATCAGGTGATAAGCCTTTGCTTATCCAGCCCAATAATGATTTCTTTGATTTACTGGCCCCATGATGCGAGTAACCAGAATTAGTAATGGCGTTAAGCTTTTTACGCGCAACAGCACGGTTAAGCTTATTCTGTGGTGAGAAAGGGTTTAAATTATCGAATACGTTCATAAGTCTCTTGGCACCACGCGCATAACTCTTACACCACCTCTACGGCCAGATGAAAGTTTATCAACTTCACGCTTCCAGAAACGAATGCGCTCTGCAATTTCAGAAACATCAGCGCGAGTAAGTGATCGGGTTCCAATCTTGTAAGATTGACCAGTTGCGCAAGCGGCATCAGCTTCAAGCCATGAAGCTAAATGTTGTTTTGCCTGTTCCAATGTCCAAGCTGGCATTGAATTCCCCCTTAAATTTGGTTAAATGGTGTACGCATAGTTTTAAAAAGTCAAATACTTTTTAATTTACGCCCTGACTTATTACTCTTTTACGTTTTTTATTTGCTCTGCCTTGGCTTGATTGACTAGGAACATAAAGGCTTAATCTGCTTTGATCTTCTGCCAACCAATCAAAATCAGGGTTTATGATTTCCATTGCCCCAACAGCATACTTACGGCAATCAAGCGGTTCGTTCCGCTCGTGTATCTTCTCCCATTCTATCTTTTTTAGGCCGCCACGTATCACGATTTTACGCTTCTCGGAAAGCAGACCTTTAAAATATTCCTCAGTATAGCCAAAATCACCACGCGGAAAGTGACAGTAACCGGGGCCAGCTTCTTCTATACGAACATTAGAAAGCACGGTTATTTTGCCTGTATCATCGGCAACAGTAAACAAGGCGCACTTCATACGGTTGTTTCGTGTTGGCTTGCTTACAATTTCACGCCCTAGACCGCAACGGCCAATACCAGCAAACACTCGCCTTGGTTCACGCGGTTTACAGAACTTATAAACGGCGCTCGTGTTGTGACCGGCTGAATCGATAATGGTGCAGGCAATGCCAAGCTTTCTACCATCTTTGTAAGCCCATTGTTTTTGTAACCATTGGTCGAGTTCTTCCCACACTTGCGGCTGATCAGGATCACCCATGAAGGTTCGATACTCAATACCCCAGCTTTCTTTACCCACGCCCCAACCAACAAGCTCAGCTTCTAAACGATCTGGCTGCGTATCTACGCCAGCGGTAAGCAATAAAACGCCATTAGGTAACTCAGCATCATAGAATTCACGCCTGCGTAGCATGTATTGCTCATCAATCTGTTCAAAGCTATCAACGAAAGGCTCACCAAGCTTAAGGTTGATAAATTCCATGAGGCCAGTGCGATCACGGCTCTTGTGTATTTCAATCCATTGCTCAACAAGCTTTTCCCACTTCGTCCACGGTGAGTAAAGCGCGTTAATATGAAAACCTGCTACGCGTCTAAATGGCTGGCTGGCAATCCATCGGCCTTTCTGCAGCAAGTCCATTTTTTCTTTTTCGTGGATCGGTTCTTTGCAGTGTTTGCACTCGTAGTGGATAGAACCTGGAACAAGATTGCCTTCATTGTCCTTTTTGAACTTAAGTTGTGACCATTCCAAGTGCTGTTCACTACCGCAAGCTGGGCAAGGCAAGTGATAACGGCGCTGATCTGACAGTTCAAAGCGCTCATTTATCTTTGAAATGCCTAGAATGGTAGGCGTAGAAACAAAAACTAACTTCTTATTGTGGAAGTTTTCAGTACGCTGAATCGCTAGTTTAAGAGGATCACCCTCTTTTGTGTCAACGTAACGGTCTATTTCATCCGCTAAAACCACGCGTACAGGACGTGAAGCAAGGCCAGCCGGACTATTAGCACCAACCATAGCGATGTAACCGCCTGGGTAATGCTTCATTCTGATAGTGTTACCAGACTTTTTAGCTGCTCCACGCCCTTCTTTCCCTTCATCCAGCAAAGCATAAAGCGCTTTAGTGTGCTTAAAAGTAGGATCAAGGCGTTCTTTACTGAATGCCTCGGCTGCCTCAACCGTTGGCTGTATCATTAGCTGAGGTGCAGGATCTTGGTGTGCGTAATATCCGTTTACGTTTATAAGCAATTCAGATTTACCAATCTGTGACGAACACATCATCACAATTTCTTCGGTTATCTGATCGCTGCAGCAATCCATTGGTTCTTTCAAGTAGGGAACGCGGCTTGTTTCCCATTCGCCCGGTTCAGGTGAGGTGCCAGGTGCAACGTAACGATATTGATCAGCCCATTGCGAACACTCAAGCACTGGGCGCGGCTTGCATGTTTTAAAAAACGCTTGTGACCAGTGATCGTTTCTCATTAGTGCTCTTTTGAAAACCTCGAAGAATGGAAAGCGGCCAGCGCTTTGTTTATCGCTTCCTCAATCATGCGCTGTGCTTCTCTCGGGGTTTTTTCTACTACCTGTGGCGCCAACTTTGGCGCAATAGCAAATAATTTACCGCGCACATCCTCAGCCGTTGCTTTTGCATCAGCACGAACTTCATCAATATCCAGCAATTCACCACGGGCTTTTTTGTATTCGATTTCTTTTAACTTGGCCTGATAAGTTTTTTCAGCCAGTTTTGCTTTGTTGAATTGTGCAGCTAGGTTTTGCTGATTGATACCAGTGGCCGTTATTGGCTCATCGTCTTCAGTATCATCAGGAACGGGAACAGATTTTTTAGGCGCTGGCTTTTTAGTTTTGGTTTTTGGTTTTGTCTTTGCTTCACCTGACGTATTACCACGGCCACCCTTGCGCCCGTTATCAGCGGAAACTTCACGGCCTATTTGCTTTGAACCTTCATAAGCAACCACCGCTTCTTCAAGATTGATCTTTCCATCATCACGAACATGAATACGCCCAGCGTTTACCATTTTGGAAACGGCTGGACGACTAACGCCAATATGACGGGCAAACTCTGCTTTGCTAACTACTGTCAAACGATCACCCCCATAAGTGAAAACAACTTAACTTATACTCCCTTAATCAGTGTGGTTGCAAATCCAAAATTGGTGCCGTACTTAGTAATGTACTTTTTAAGCTCGTTTATCAGCCTGGCTTCTTCTTCTTCCGATATAGGAACCTTTTCTTTACCAATCGATAAATACTTAACATCAGTTCCGGTGTTACTTTTACCAGCACTATCATCAAGATCAGGATCTTCATCATCCGCATCAAGAAGGGTTTCAAGCATATTTTCATCAAAACCCATAAGTTCCAAGTCAAATTCAGCTAGGTTCAAATCTTGAACCTCTTCCATTAACAAGTCCATATCCCATGAAGCATTTAACGGGATCTGATTGTCAGCAATTCGAAGCGCTTTTCTTTGTGGCTCACTTAAGCCAGATAAGCGAATAACTGGAATTTCAGAAAGGCCGGCAATCTTTGCCGCTTGCGTTCGGCCATGCCCAGCAATAAGAATATTGTTTTCATCAATCAGAACCGGATTAGTAAAACCAAATTCCTGAATGCTTGCTACAACTTGTTCAATCTGTGCGCCGCTATGCTTTCTAGCATTCTTGGCATACGGAACCAGTTCATCTACTGGCAAATACTCAATCTTAAGTGACACCCTGCCAACCTCACTTTTTACTGATCGTTTTTATCTATCAAAAATCTAGCGTTAACCTAATTTTCTGAGCGTACAGCTAGACGAATCTCGGGGTTGCTAACACCCGTTCTTTTTTGAAGCCCCCAAAGTACCTACGGCATTGATCTGCACCGTCATGGTGCGCCCACAGGCCACGACTGGCGCGGCCTCTAGCAGCATGTCTCCGCAAAAACTCACAATATATACTCCCTGATCGCCTCTATCTTGCCCTTTTCAACCAGCACGACCTCAACCCCAGCGGCATTCGCCAGGGCAATGAGGTTGTCTAGCTTGGCGCATTTCCTGCCATTTAGCCAGTCATAGACACCACGCTGTGTAAGGCCTGATTGCTCCATGGTCTTACACACACTACCCTTTGGTATCGTGCTGATTATTTTCCTTACGGCCTCGCTGGTATTAATCACGCTTGGCCTCTGCGCTTAGCTTTACGCTTACGCTGCTTTGCTTGGTAGCCATTAACAGGCTTTTTATAATCGCTCATATCGATCGGTGCATACTGCTTTCTTTTTACCGGATGCTTTGGCTTATCTTCAACCATCACTTCATGACCCATATTAGATAGCGCATGAATCATCGCCGCTTTTATAACTCCACCGCCTAGAACAGAAACACGCTTACCCATTATCTCGATCCCTTCTTCTTTTGCCCATGTCTAAAAGAGCTTTGAACTTATCAATGGCCGTTCTCACATCGGTTTTTGGAATGCCTGTGTCAACCAGTGCTATTCGGTTATGGTTCCAGTCAACATGCCAACCGTAATTACTGCCACATTTTTTATTAAATTCAGCATTACAATTATCAAGCAAATCGAGGCGATCCTTGTCTAGCTTTAACTCATTATTTTTTACAATAAGCTCAGCGTTAATTTGTTCCAGATCCGCCACACGCTCATTAGCCTTTGCTAGTTGATCAACCAAGTCATTGTGATCGCATGAGCAGGCACAACAGTTTGGATCGCGCATATTTCTTGACTTGTATGCTTCAATACAGGTGCATTCTAATTTATCACTCATGCTCACCACCAATCTTAGGAAGCCTTTCAATTTTAATTAAAAAGCTTTCGTTAGTGTCAGTGTCAAAAGCCATAAGCATTTGCATATCTTCGGAGCTATCTCTGAAGCATCGAATAGATACATTTCTACCTGACAAATCATCTAAGCTAAAAGTTTTCAGCTTAGAAACATCAATATAGTTTTTCATGCGTTCCCCACCCACAAAGCCAAGCCAACACACGCGATCAGATAGCAAGCCACTATGATCAATTCTCTTTTCTGTTTCCTGTCCATTCCTGTCACCTTTGAATAAAAAAGGCCGCTAAGGGCGCTATACTTCCCAAGCCTCTTATTAGTACATCGTAAAAGCAGGCAAACACCTAATAAGAAACAACACGCATCATCAAAAGATAGTCTTTAAAAGCGGCCTATAAACTTTCACAAACCAGACAGCTTAATAACTAAGCCAATGGCTACTATTGCCAAACAAAGTACAAAGGCTTGCTTTGTACGATCAATATCACTACTTCTTCTTTTCATGTCTTAGGCTCCATGCCACAAACTGCGTAGCGTTATTTTAAATTAATCGCCCACGATTAATCAGGCGCTTTGCTGAAACTTTAGATACTGGGTAAGCGTATGTAACACCATTCGGATAGGTTCGCCCATATTCAACCTGAACAGCCAGCGCATGTAATACGATGTAAAGCTCTTTCCACATATACATTTGCTACTTCCTTTTTGTTATTTCCCGTTGGCGGATCTTTGTTTGTGCTATGAGTTGCGCGGTTCGCTTCGCTTGGCCTGTCCAGCGACTTGTACCCGTTTTATTCATTATGCACAATTCACCGCGTGTTACTAGCATTAGATTATCAATTTCAACGTTTTGTCTGTCGTTATCGATAAAAATAACAGCGTGACCATCTGGCTTTTTGCCGTTGGCTTGCTCCCAAATATAAAGGTGCTTTAAAACCCATTTACCGCGCTTATCACTGCCATGAACCTTTATTTCAATATACCCGTCACCATTAATGCGCTCACTGCCCAAATCACGCGTTGACCAAGGCACATGCCCCTTTTTAAAACGGCTTTCTTCGCCATTTTTAGGCATATAACTTATGCCTTTATTCCAAGCTTCATGCCCATCTTGCATTTTACCGTCACGGCCTGTTTTCCAACCATTGCGCAAGCGTAAGGCTTTAAGCGTATACATTGACACATCATAGCGATCAAAGCGTTCGCAAAAAGCCTTATGCAAGCCCTTAATAGTCATGGTGCAGTTGTTCTTAACAAACTGCACCTGTTCGGGCGTGTGAACGGTTTTCTTACCCTTTGCCACTGGATTTACTCGTTAGGCTTAACACTTCAGGCATTTCACGCAAACCATATTCAGCTTTGAACTTGGTTGCTGCAAATGCCAGTTCTGCGCTTTCTACGATTGAACCAGCAATATCAACCACGGCCTTTGTGCGTTCAACCTCAGTCTTAATCTGATCATCATTCATATCATCAGCATTAAGGCGTTCAAGCTGCTTAAACAATGCCGCGTTTAAGTCTGAAATTGTGTTACTCACTGGCTTCTTCCTTCATCGTTTTTAGGAACTCTGGCAATTCAGCGGAATAATCATCAATTAGTGCTGGCATTACAACTGCAGCTACATTGTCAAAGTTGCATGAAACATAAATTGAACTATTAGGATCTTTAAACCTTAAGCCAAGGTGAACTTCTTTCATCCCGGTAGCAAGCAAAAACGCTTTCTTAACTTTGAAAAGGTATTCTGCATTTACGCCAATGTAACCGCCTTCAAGAGCAGTGTACTCGCTTAAATCAGGAATAACGCGGCTTACTACATCAGGGAAGGGCTGATCACCATCAATTTCTTCAAAAGAGAAAATACCATTAACGTATTCAACGAGCGGCTTTTCAACGGCTGGCAATCCCATCTGATCGTTATCCATGTATTTACATGACTTAACAACGCTTATTTCTTGTCCGTTAACTTCAACCCACTCTGAACCGGTTAGCGTACCTTTAATTTTGCAGCAATTAATAAGCTGCTTACTTGTTACAAGCGTAAATTCTCGACTGGCATAACCTTGCTCATCGTGGATCATCATAGCCATGTGACCATTCGTAGCTGTTAGCAAAACACCAGGTAAAACAGGGTGAGGTTTAACGTTAATGCCGTTCAGGTAATAACGAACGTCTTTGTCAGCACGGATAAGTTCAAGCGCCAAAATATAAGCGGCCTTAACTCGTGCAATTACAGGCTCAACTTCTGGCACCTGTTGTTCTTCAATTTCTTTGATTTCTGTAATTTCTGCTTGCTGTTCCATTTTGTTTTCCTTTGGTTAGTGAATAAAGCTTATACGCTTTGACGATACCGCTTAGGTTGCAACACTCGCCACCGGGAAACGCCCAGCGGTAAGCGGTATCTCAAAACGCACTCCGCAAAGTGCGCTTACCATTACTCGCTCACCTCATGCCGTGAAACTTCGTCTTGATAATCCATTGTGCTAACTGCGCAATAACTACCGATAACCACAATGGCTAAAATGATGTTTTTAATACGCTGGCTCATGCTTTCACCTCTACAAACGGCTGTTTTAATTGGCTGTAAATTTCTGAAACATACTTGGCCTGGTGAATTGCGTCATCAAGCGCATTATGTGCAACGCCTTCGCGTTTCATTGTGTACTTCGGGTCAGTGCCTAAAATATTGCGGCCCAAATCAACAATAGTTCTAACATCGCGATCACCGCTGTAAGGCCAAGGCTGAGATATACGGGCTTTTTTAAACGCATTGCCAACAATGACGTTGTCAAAAGTACAACCATTTCCCCATACGTAACGGTTTTTAAACTCTGGCACCTTTGCCATAAACGTTGTGAACTCAGTAAGCGCATCCTTAAGCGACACAGCCTTATCATCGTTAAAAACGGCTCTTGCTTCTTCGCTTTGCTTCATCCACCACATAACGGTTCCAGCGTCAATTTCACCGTAATACGCCGCGCTTTTAAGGTTTATCACCGCGTAAAACGTATCACCTAATTTGCCATTAAGCGGATCAAAAAATACAGCGCCAATTGATACAATGGCCGCATTTGATCCACTGCCAACGGTTTCAATATCTAGCATTACATTATTCATTTATTTTCCTTGTTTAATAAAAATGGAAACGGCAAGCCTTAACGGTTTGCCTTTTCCTTTGCCATAGTTGCGCAAGCCAGCTTAAATGCAATGTCCTGCGTATGCTGATCTTTGCCATCAGTGCCAGTTATAGCCTTGGCTGCTTCAAGCGCTTGTTTAGCTAAAATATCCATTGTCATAAATCACCTGTTTTTTTCGCTTCGTTATGGGTACATATTAGCTACTTTGTACCCAATTGCAAGCGGTATTTTAATAAAATATAGCACTGTTAACCGCTATACGGTCATTTATGCCGCGTAATCAACGCCAAGCGCAATACTGGCAAGGCTTTCAGGCTTGTTAACACTTCGCAAAATCGCCACCTTTAAAAATGAACCGCATAATCCTCTGTGATATATGAACCAAAATCACTACCAGCCTTTTAAAAATATAGCTTAAAGGCTAATAGATAGGATCACGCTGTCTCGGTTCTGTCTCCGTTAACACCAGTGGTTAACAAAAGTTAATTTTAGGCAATAAAAAACCCGCTCATCGGCGGGTTCTTCAACTATTAGGAATCACCGAATAGTTCAGTTGTTCGGTTTAACCGTGTTGTGGGTTCATAATTTAAGAATACCTGCCCAACACCCATTCTTGCCAGTCAAAACCGCACTCGCACACAGTACCGTGACCAACAATAGACATCGTTCCGCATTCATTCGTTTCGTATTCATCAGACCTTGGCTCACCACACTCTGGACAGCAAGGATATTCAACTTTGATTATTGCGCCAGGTGGTAAATCCGACAGTTTTATAACTATGTCCTCAGTATGAGTATCAGAGTCCATGTCACCCTCACAGTAAGTTTCAAATGTTTTAGTGATCTGATCGCAGGAATCACCACCATAACAATCTGCCACCACCTCTGATCTCATTATAACGTCAGTATCATAGTTCATAAGCCAACCTTTCTACATAATAATCCGAATACCATTAATTTCTTGTTCATAACTATTCCTTTTTCTTAAAACTACTAACCAAATACAGCTTTACGCCAAAGGTCGTTATTTCTTACGCGGCCAGAAATATCTAATACTTTTACCTTTCTCCCAGGCATAGATGTTTCTTCAACTTTATATTTGGAAGAATGGCGTATGTTATAAATTAATCCACTTGCTTTCATTGCATGAACACCAAGTTCACGACCAAGCTTAGCAGCTGTGTACCATTCACCTGTTCGCATCATTACTTCAGCGGCGTTTTCGGTTAAGCTCATAACTATTCCTTTTTCTTAAAACTACTAGCAAGGTAAAGATTGCCGTAGCCAGTACCATTGGCATGAGATAGCGTAAACCGCCATTCACCAACCATCTTTGCACCGCGCTTTAATACCAAGCCTTTCTTCTTTGCTGCCGTTACCGTCATAACTGGAACTGGAACAAAATCAATTTGCGAGTCATGCAAGTAGAACATTTTGCCTTCTAGCAATCGCTGGCAAATTTCAATTTTCTTTTCAAGATGCGCTTTCAACTTTTTGTTCATAGCTATTCCTTACCTTTACTTTCTATCGACAGGCTGATTATGTAAGCAGCCAGAAATAAATCAATAGCCACTCTCGCAATTGTAGCCTGCATAAAACCGCTAAGATCATCACTCGCAGTAACTATAAAAATCATTTGCAGTAAAATAACAGCAATACAGCAGCTTGAAGCTTTGAATTTCATTGCACTGGCCCCTTTGGATGATTTTTTACCTTCGAAAAACCAGCCTTTAAATCAACCCATTCCCAGCCCATATATTTAAAGAACTGCTGGAGGTAAAGAATGTTACTTTTGCAATGAATAAAAGCATTTACAGCTGATTGATCATCAGGGTTTTCAGCTACGCCATCAATATCCCAAGTAACGTTTTTCCATTCTTCTACTGTGTATTTTTTTACACCTTGAAAATTAATCATTGCACTGGCCCCTTAGCTGCTGGTATTACTTCGCCAGTTTCCAAACGGTGCGCGGTTTCACGCAAAGTGCTAATACTATCTTCACGGTGAATATTTGAAATGTAGTCTGAAGTACCATTTGGAACGTTTAACGGCGTAACTATCAGAAACATATCCATTCTTTCACCGTATATTTTCTTCAAGTCGCGCTCGATACGCTTCGCCAAGTTTCTTATTTGGCGTTCTTGCTCAATTGTTGCCACTAGTCATTACTCCCTAAAAACGTTTTAACTTCTGCCAAGCTTTGCTTCATTTCTTCCGCAAGCTTACCAGTAAGCGCGTGGATCTTATTCAGCAACTCAACTTGTGTTCCAAGCTTCTGAATAGCCTGTTTTTCAAAAATGGTATCGATATCGGCCAGACAACCAGCAACACTACCAGACTGCTTTTCTATGCTTTCCGTTAGCTTTTTAGCGACATGTTTTACAACTGGGCAATCATCAGAATGGCTTAAGCGATCTTTGGCTCCACACTCTTTGCAATAAACCTCAATTTTACCGGGCACCTGATTACTAACTTCCTTTGGTTCACTTTCTACCTTAACCGCATAAGCGACTTCACGCGCCCGATCCAGCGCTTTTTTATGTGGCTTGCAGTCAGGGTTACGCAAACGCAAATGATTGATACCTTCAAGCGTTGGTGAGTAAGTACCAGGGTGTTTGTAATCAACCAGCTTTTTCTCACGCAAACCTTTCAGTATTGTCTGAATAACTTTACGCCCACTAAAGCCAGTGGCCTGAACAATATCTTTTTGAGCTACGCGTGATTTTGAGGAAGCAATAACAGAAAGCACTTCAAGCGCTGAAGGTTCTCTTCCTAATCGCTTTTCTGCTGGCGCTTTTGCTTTAGCTGCTGGCTTTGGTGTTCTTACCCTTTGCGCGGCTGGTTGTTTAGGCACCACTGTTCTTGCCTTCATATTTTTACGGGCCTTAACAATTTCTTCAGCTAAACCATCACGCAACCATTTGCGAACCTCAAGAACCTGCGACTTAAGCAAGCCAACTTTTGAGCCTACAACTGCGGGGCTTACATGATCAGCTAAATCATGAACTGCTATTACCTTTTCATCGGGTATCGATATCCCGTTTACAACTATTCCAAATGCCATAATGTTTCCTTAAAAAAGTTTTTCTTGGTGGTGCTGCTGTTCTGATATTGGACGAACGCGCTTAACTGAAACAGCTTGCTTTTTTTCTGGCCGCTCGTTCCACTTTTCAACAAATATTTCACGCCAGTTTTTATCCTCGTTCGTGAAATTCATGTGAAAACCGCAAGGACAATCAGGGCAATCAACCCATACATTTATGCGCGTTTCAACGAGGCTAGGGCGAACAATGTGCATATCTCTTAGTTCAACACTTTCGCAACCGCAAAAAGGGCAGGGCTTAAGTTCTGAATTATTTAATTCCATGCTAAACCTCAGATTAAATTTTCTTGGTGTGGAACCATTGGCTCAGGTCGATTTCCAACTTCAACAACATCAACCAATTCGTCTTGTTCGTAAGCGTTGCAAATTTCCGTACAGAAAACTTCTTTACAATGCTTGTTACACTGGCCGTATTGAACACGCATTGTTTTTGAGTAAAGAATTCTTTCACTAAAAGGCGTGTGAGGATCTTCTTTCTTGCCCTTCGGTTCGTAGTTCGTGCAGCTGATACATGCTTTGGGTAATGTTATTTTCATTTCACTCACCACAAAGTGAAAGGGCATCTTCAATAAATGGCCCAAGGTTTTTACCTTTAACATGAGTTGCACTTACGCCGGGGTAACCTTGGCTAACTGCGTAACCGGTTAAACCATACGTACCAGAAGCGCCAGCATCCACATAAGGCAAGCCCATTGCGTCACAACCAACAGAAACCGCTTCAACTGTAAACGGCCAGCTATCGTCTTGCTTTTCAAATTGCCTACCTGAATCAGAAAAAGTTAAGTATGCCCCAAATAAAGATGCAACTATTAGCATCCAACCTTTACCAACTGAACTATTTTTCATTTTGAAGTACCTTTTTGCTTAATGTGGGTACAGTATTATTTACTTTGTACCCAATTGCAACAGGTTAACGTAATTATTTACAGAAATAATTAAGGCCGCGTTCTAGCAACCACTGGTGATAGGTTTCGAATTCTTTTTGAATTAGTGATTTAGCGTGGGTGTGGATGTAAGCCTTATCAAGTTTTGAAAGGCTGTGGTTTAACATCAGTTCGCCGATATAATAATCAACGCCTTGATCTTGCCAAATAGTACGAGCCACTTTTCTTAAGTCATGCGCTGACCATTCACCGCCAGACACTTCACGAACCGCTTTTGAAGCGCTAGAACCTGACAGCGCTTTGCCTTTCCTAGATGGGAAAACATAGCGGCCTTTAATGTGTGGTAAGAATTTTTCAATCACTTTTATGGAAGTGACTGTTAATGGTAGCTCGTGCGCTTGGCGTGTTTTCGTGTGGTTCTCAGGTATAAACCACAACTGATCAACAAAACTAATGTCTGCTTTTCTGGTAAGCACGGTTTCATTTAACCGGGTTCCGTACATTAGCATCATCAGGATCATGAATTGCGTTCGTGGTGGTGCCTGCTGCAGCTGCTTCAATACGCCTTCGATATTATGCGGCCTTAAGCGTGAACTTTTAGGCAATATCTCCGCGCTAATAAAATCAGTGAATTTCATGCTGGCACATGGATCGCGTTCGATAACACCAATCTTTTCAGCTTGTCGCATAGCGGCCTTTAATACGGAAAATATCGCCTTAACCGTTGCCAGCGAATAATCGGCCTGTAACGGCCACATTAACGATTTATCAATATGGCTACGTTCTAGCTTATCTAAGCGCAAAAGCCCCAAACGCGGTGTAAGGTGTTTGCGTATTGAGGTTTTTATCGATGACTTACGGCCAGCACTTAAGTTCCTGTCATTTTTAACGCGGTTAAGATACCAGGCTAACACCTGTGCAACGTTGTGCATTTGTCCTACGCGTATTTTTTCAGAACTGGCATCAACGGCCATTTGCGCATTCAACTGTGGTAAGCGATCAAACAATGCCTTGCTGTTAATAGCAGGCCAGTTGCCAACCTTACGCCAGATTGTTTTACCACGGGAATAGTCGACTATGAACCAGCTTGCTGTTCTGCGGTTCTGGTGAAAGCGTAAACGAACGTTAGTCTTTTCATCGCGTATTTGATAACACTCAGACAAAGAATGCCGCGTAATAGCGGCATCACTTATCTTGGCAACAATGGTTTTACCCAAACTCGCCAACCTCCTTTAGTAGACGCAAAGCCATAATAATGAACATTTGCTCGGCTTCTTTCCATTCCACCTCACCGATCAACTTACTACCAATGAAGAAATGGTTTCTTACCTTTGGTGGCATCATCGGCATATCAATCGCCCATAGCGGGTTAGGAGGCATAAACAAATTGCGCTCAACGGCCAGCATAAGTTGATCTATTTCTTTAATCTCTGGCAGTAGATCATTCCACTTAATAGCAATATCAACTTTGTACTTCTTAGAAATAGTTTTTAAGATATTGCCTTCACGCACGTTCATTTGTGGCATTGTCACTTTAAGCGGTGTAACAATATCGCCAAGATACGCTTCAGCGGCATCGTGTAACAAGCAGGCCAGCGCTACTCCTGGATCATTGTAACGTTCCATTGCCCATAACGCTGCAACATAGCAATGCTCTGCTACTGAATAAAAGCGATTGCAATGCCCGTTAAAGCGGCAAATTTTCGATAAGCTTGCCGCAATGCTTTCAATGGTGACTTCGTCTGCGGTTAACCCTTTAATTGGATCGACCAGTTTTCCGGTGTTGATTAGTGTTTTCACTGCTTTTCCTTTTTGTTATTTCAGCGAACCATGCTGCTGTGTCTGGCTGCTCTGTCTTGTTTAATTGCTTTTCAAAAAACCATGCTTCTGAAGTGCTGACTTTATAAGCCCATCCAGTGTAGTTGATGCAATGGCCCCATTTAATCCAAATGCGCTGGTTAACCATAAAATACATGGTAGTAATTTCAGCGATTGAATGATCAAGGCGTTCATCACCTTCAACGCTTAAGCGTACAATTTCACTTAAACAAAATTTAGGTCGTGGCTGTTCCAAGTAAGTTCTCCAATTCTTTTAACTTATCATCAGGTATGGGCCTGCTGCTTTTGCTTGTTTCAGGCTTAAGGTAGGCGTGAACCGTGGCAGCTGATATTCCCCAAACATCAGCAAGCTTTGCATAACTTGAAATGTGCTTTTTGCTTGCCATTAACTCTCGCAAGCGCTTTTGATTAGCTGTCATTATATTTCCTGAATTTAATTTCACCGTCAGACATTGCTTTAGCTACTCTGGCGGCCAGTTCCACATTACATGAATAGCCAGGTGAAAACGCCACTTCATAACTTTTACGGCCTAACTGCTTAAGCTCTAAAACATACCCAACGCCAGCACCGGGTGAATGCCAAATACGATAAAAAACAACATGCTTTAATTCGCAAATGGCTGTTTTCTCTTTTGCCGGTGTGCTTGAAACGTCATACCATGTGGCGCCAACGCCTAAAAACATGGATTTTTCTAAAATTGATATTTTTTCCATTTACCTGTCCTTGCGTGGGTACAGTATAAACAACTGTACCCATAATACAAATAATTTTAAATAAGACGCTCACGAACAACAATTCTTTCTATGCTTACATACTGGAAAAACAAAATTGTTGTACCGTTCCAAACGCTTACGCCTTCTTCACAACTGTCAAAAACCTTAAACAAAAACTCTAAACCTTCTAGCTTTGCAAAACAATCTGTTACTTGTTCCATTTTTCTAACCTTTATTAATTGGGTACAAGGAATATAAACCGCTTTTTATTTTATTACAATATTTACTACATAATATTTTACAGCTAGACTAAACCACCAACCCAATAAACAAAGGAAACAACGTGGAACAAAAAACAATTAACAACGTAAAACACCGAATGCTTAAGCTTTTAGAACAAGGCAAGATAGGTAAAACCGTGCTTACTATGTCAGTGCGAGATCATAACGCACTGGTAAGGCGTAAAGCGTTCAACCAGCTTTATGAAGCGGGGCTTATTGAAACCGCGTTAAGTTTTAAAGCCACGCCCGGCAGACCAACAACCTTGGTTCGCATCACCAACAAGGGCAAACAGGAACTTAAGCAACTCAGCAGGGAAAAGTGGCAATGAACACGAACTATGAAAGAACTGAGTTTGCAAAGCTTATTCAATCGATAGCTTACGATCGCCAAACATGGGAAGTATGGTCTGACTTTATAGAAATGTCGGCCATTAGCCTTTCAAATGCTGTCGATTTGCACGAGGCCACTTGGCAAGAACGTGAAAACAAATATTTGCAAATAGCGCGTAAGTACAAGCCTGAACAATTACAAAAGTTTGCTAAGGCGTTAGCCATGCTGGTAGATGAAATGCACGAACCGCGTGATTTCTTAGGCCAAACATTCATGGCTTTAGAGCTCGGTAACAAATGGAAGGGGCAGTTCTTCACACCAGATGCGCTTTGTAACGTTATGGCTGCTGTAACGTTAGGTGATACCGTTCACAAGCACATAGACGAATACGGTTATTTTACGGTAAATGAACCGGCCTGCGGTGGTGGCGCCACAATCATTGGAATAGTTAACGCATTAAAGGCCATGAAAATAAACTACCAGCAACACATGCATGTTACTGCAGTTGACCTAGATATTAGATCGGTGCACATGTGCTACGTGCAATTAAGTTTACTGCATGTGCCAGCGGTAATTGTTCACGGCAACACATTAACGCTTGAAGAATATTCTCACTGGCATACGCCTGCGCACATCATGCACGGATGGAACAGAAAGCTTAAGCAGAAAAACAAACCCAAGCCAGTAAGAACAGAACCATTACGCGTTCTTACTAAAGACGATCAGATAAGCATGTTTTAAGGAACGAGTGTGAGCAAATACAAATTAATTTACTGTGATCCGCCATGGTCATTCAATAACAAGCGCACCGGTGGAAGCATGAAAAGCGGGGCAGATGCGCAATACAGTACCATGAGCATTGAAGAAATGAAGCAATGGGATATACCGGCCATTTGCGATGATGATTGTATTTTGATCATGTGGTGGGTAGGAAGCCAGCCGCAAGAAGCTATCGACCTTTGCAAAGCATGGGGCTTTACGCTTAAGAATATGAACGGCTTTGTGTGGCGCAAGCTAACCAAAACCAGAAAGCCGTTTTTCGGTCTTGGCTTTTGGACTAGGGCGGGAAGTGAATCAGCAATTATTGCAGTTCGTGGTAAGCCCAAGCCAGAAAGCAGGTCGGTTCGTGCGGTGCACTCTGCGATAGTTGGTAAGCATAGCTAGAAGCCAGATAAGTTTAGAAAGCTTGCTGTTGAACTGGCCGGTGACGTTCCGCGGCTTGAAATGTTTTCACGTGGTGAGTGGGAAGGCTGGGATGTATTCGGCAATGAGTGCAAGGGCAGTATTGAGATCCCATTTAAGTAAAAAAAAGGCCGGTAAACTATAAAACCGGCCAAACACACACCCAAGGAAACAACAAAGAAACTTTAGTCTTTTACAAAGCAAACGTCAATCACAACCGCTTCATTCTTCTTTCGTGATCCCAATCATCACGGCAATCACTATCACACCAACGTTCACCAGCTGCTACACGTTCACGGCAAAACAGGCAGAAACCTGTGGAACGTGGGCCTTTATCCTTTGCGTTTCTTATCGCTTCAATTTTCATGGCTGTGATCGCATCTTCACGTTCGACCACTTCGTCAATTTCTTTGCTCATTACTTTTCCGTTTGTTTTGAAAGCTATTTTTTAACAGACATGCCGCGCTTGGTCAAACCTTGCTGCGGTAACTTTCCCAGTTAAAATCTATTGCACGGCCACCGCCTTCACGTAAACGATCTTCTGTAGCCTCGTCCATGTAACCACGCAAACCAACCAGATCTAAGTTACTGATTATGATCGTTGGCTTACCTTCCTCGTATCTGCGGTTAATAATTTCAAATAAGATCATGCGCTCGTTATCGGTTCCGCGCTGTCTGCCAACCTCATCGATGATTAAAAGATCGGATACTGCAAAGCTGTCTAGCGCCTGACGCTCTGTTTTCTGGTTATCGCGGCTGTATGTTTCGGTTACGGTTGAAATGGCTTCTGAGGCTCTCACGTACATTGCAACATCATCGGTTGCTAATACCGCTCTGGCTATGGCAATGGCTAAGTGCGTTTTACCAGTGCCAGGCTTGCCCACCATGATCAAGCATCGACCAGCGGCTTTAACTTCTTCCCATTGTTCAGCGTAGCGCTTGGCTGAGTTGAAAGCCTTGGTCTGGCCTTCGTTCTCACACACGTAGTTATCGAACTGGCGATCAGCAAATCGAGTCGGGATAGCTGCACGGCCTAGTGCAAAACGGATCTTACGTTCGCGGTTTTCTTTGTTCAGCTGCACGGCCATTTGCCTTTCTTCGTTTTTCATATCCTCACGGAAACAAGCTTGGCATGTGGTCCAGCGCGGTTCTGGTTGACCGGGAAACTTTAACAAGGTAGCCGTGAACTCACCGTGCTTTTCGCAAACTTCTTTTTTTTCATCCAGTGAAGTAAACCCTAAAATATTTTGTGTGCTTTTCGGATCAGAATGTTCCATCTTCGTTAATCCCCTTGCTGTAATCAATTTGATTGAAGTCGTTTCTCATGTAGCTTTGCCGGTTTTTATTTGCTGGCTTGCCTTTTGCGAACTTAGCCGCGTTGCGTATCCACGTTCGCAGTGCTGCATGCCAATCTACCATTTTTGAATCTTTGGCTTTGTGGTAATCCTTGAACTGTTCAAACTCATGGTTTAAATCGATACCTGAATTATTGGCAAGTTCAATGTGCTGCTGTGTGGGTGTAAAATCATTCGGTAAAGCACAACGTTTACTGCCAGACTTTTTAGCGCTCGGCTTGGCCGATTTTTTAGAATCGGCAATAATCTCTGTAGTAGTCTCTGGTAATCTCTGTGTAGTCTCTGTAATAGTTTGTGGTTTTACCGCTACACTGTCTGTTGCTTTGCCACATGCTGTCGTGTTGTTTGACTGCGAACCAGTATGTGGTTTTTCCACATGCTGTGATTCAGCAAGCTGGTTGAGTAGAAAATCTAATTTTTCAGCGTTTACACGGTAGTAAACTTTGCACGGAACACCGCGTTTAACTTCTTCCAATGCGCCTAATGATTTAAGCTTTTTATGCGCTGTTTCTTGCTCATATCGAGTAAGACCGGTTTCTTCTTCCCAGTCGGCCTGCGTTTTGTAAAACCAACCATCTTGGTTAGTTCTTTTTGTCCAGTAAAGCGCTTGGCTTAAAAAAATTGCACCAGTACAACCGGTGCCAAGTCTCACAAAAACGCGGTGATAAGCTATTGGCCTATCAAGCATTTGCATATACACATTACTCACAAGTTTCACCTTCTTTTTTTAAAGAGGGCCAGCGTTCCAGCATGGCCTCATATACTTGTTTTTTGGTAAAGCAAACTTCTGACAAGAACGTAAACGCCTTGCCATTGCTTAGTTCTACGCTGTACGCCTTCATTATTGCGTTATCAACATCGGCGTTAAGCGGTGTTATTTTCACTGCGGTTTATCATCGAATAGGCAATGAGTGTGTGAACCATCCCATTTCGCTTTCATTGGTAAATCGCCTTTGAGATAAAGCTTATAAATCGCTACCGCGCCTTTCATAGTTAAAACAACATCAAACTTAATTCCCTTTGAACCATCAGAACGCTCGTATTCGTAAGGCTTTTCAGTGAAATAGTGATCGCGATAATAGGAAGCTGACTTAAAGCGATTGCCTTTATATTTAAGTAACATACCGCGTCCAGCAAGATAGGATTGAACTTTTTGAATGTTAACCCCGTTCAACTGTCGGCAAAAAGAAGGGATCGTCATGCCAGGTGTAAATTGAGCGGCTATTGTTTCGCAAACACCTTGCAACCTTTGTATTTCTTGATCAGCAACTTCAAGCTTTTCTTTTGCACGTTGCGCTTCATCAAATTGATCAGCTGCAAAACGTAAAGCTTCAGACATTGTTTCTGGAATTTTATAGTGGCCTGTTTTACGTATAGAAGGAAGAACTTCACCAACAACCCATTCTTCAAAAGCTTCAGCTTCAGGAAGCTTTGATCGCATGATTAATCGGTAAACGTCACGCTCAGGAATCAACATCGTTTCCTGATATCCGCTTGCAGAGGGGAGGCGGTGTTTTACCGCCCCCTTGCAATGCTGCTTTATTGCGTCACGGGCGCGTGAATACCCTAAAGTTTCAGCGACATCCTTAGCAACAAACCAAGGCTCACCATCCTTTTGGATTACACGAACGGAATTACTATTAAAATTAAACGGTATGATATTTGACATAATTATCTCCTTTGCCAGAAAACAGTTTATTAATGAAATTTTGCTGGATACTCGCCAGAATTTATTTTTTCAAAAACCATTTCTCTGTAATCAGAAATAATGTTTCCTATGAACTCGTCATCATTAATGTCACTTGAAGCGCATGAAATAGACTGTATGAAAAGCGCTATAAGTGAGCTAGTTTCGCCATAGATATAAACTGCAGCCATTAGTTGAAAATCAGAACAGCCTAGTTTCTCTATTGGCTTTAAGTAATCAAGATCAGCGCATTTGCTTTCGGCTATAAGTTGCAAATATTCAGAAATGTAACGCGCTGCATTACATTTTTGATCTGTTTCACTTGAAATTTGCAGTTCAGATAAATTGATATTGCTTTCATCAGTAGTTTCGATGTTAGCTTTTTTGTTATGTTGGTCTTTCATGGATCCATCACCTTTTAAGATGGTGGGCTACTCGGGTAGCGTGGGGTCCAGTAAAATAACCCCGCCTTTCGCCCATTGTATTTTTTTACTGAAAGGTTTTTGCCGCTTAATCGCTACACTATTCGGCTGGGTGAGCATGACGGTTTATATCATCGGTGGACAGGATACCAATGCCGCCATGCTCGGGAACTATGCCCTGTCGCTTATTGCCTGCTTATAGTAAGCATGTTTTTTACAGAAGTAAACGCCTTATTCTGCTAAAACTGAATCATCGAACAGATCAGGGAAAAGATCCCGTGCATCTGCATTAAGTAAGTTTTCCAGTAATCTTATTTGTTTGAACTCTGACGGTGTTGTAATGCCCTTTTCCCACTTAGCGATTGTTTGTTGAGAAACCTTTACCTTCGAACCTAGCTCTTTCTGCGAATATCCATTCTGTATGCGTTTAATGCGAAGGTTCATTCTCACTTATCAAGCACCGCCTATTGTCTGTATTTTGTTTTGCTCCATCCAATTATCAAGATCGGACCGTTTATATCTTATTACCGCCTTGGTTTTCGAATCTCCTATACGCGTATATGAGCAACCTGTTCCGCGCTGGCGTAATTTCGAAAGCAAAGAAACTGAAAGACCAGAATACTTTGCGGCCTCTGCTGCTGTTAAATATTCTTTTACCATGGTGAAGCACCCCCGTTAGACAAATATACGCTCTAGGGTGTTAATAGGGCAACAAATGTTCGCTGTGTTAAGCGTGAAATACGCCACAATATTCTGAATTTCGACACAAAAAAAACCTGCAAGCAGTGCTTACAAGTTCTTCTTCTAGGTATTACAATGCTTGTTATTAATATTCACCCTTCAATTCGTACTCATAATCGTCAGGATCATATTCATCTATATCTATTAACTTTGTGCCAGCGGTATAGGCTTTAACAATAACGCTTTCTTCTTCACGTAATCTGGTAGGATTAAAAGTGTGAGAAAGCCTAATTTCACCTTCTATGATATACAAGTGAACATCAGGACTTCTATCTCTAGATCTTAAATAAGAATCCTCTTTTCTTTGCTTCCAGATCTTTAAATTGTAGCTATCCCTTAAAACTCCGTCATTTTCTGTAACTTCAACGGTTGCATACTCGTCAAGATCATCGTAACAACTGCAAGGATCGTCAGATTTCCAGTATTCACAAATCTTTTCAATAAAATCGTGGGTTTTTATTTCGGCTGGCATTGGCGTTAGCAGTTCTTCAATGCTTGCCATCATTCGTGCGCCTGCTTCTTCAGTTAAATGCTTTTCAATTCGCATCTTTACCGCTTGACCCATTACATGATTGTAAGTTGGAAGATCTAAATTACTGGCATCAATCAAAAGCTTTTCTTTAAAAATTGCTTCCAGCTGCTTAGTAATGCCGCCCCATGAATTAAATTGTTCTTCAATGGCTTTCATTACCGCCTTACCAACGCCTTCTTCAATGGCTTTTTGAAGAATACCTTCACTTTGAAGTGAGCTGATGTGGTTATTAACAATTTCGTTGATTTCTTTCATTTTATTTTTTCCTGTTTGCTTGGGTTTTTCTTATGAACTGGGTACATATTAAACACGCTTGTACCCAAAAGCAAGCAGGAAAAGTAATTATTTACAGATTTTTATTGCCAAATGTTATTCAGTGCGGTTTTAACGTTATCTTGGTTTAACTTCGCGTAACGTTCTGTGCTGCGTATAGACTCGTGATCTAATACTCTGGCAACTACCTGTAATGGTGTGCCGTTCTGTGCTAACTGGCTGGCTACTGTGTGGCGTAACGTGTGAATTACTACGCGTTGCCTGCGGTCTGTTACACCTTCATTGAATAGCCGGTTAAATATTCGGGCCATGCGCCACTGGTATTGGTTGTTATCTGGCATCCGTTCGGGATCATCCCAGCTTAGAACATAACCTTTACGGCCTTTTAAAAGCTGCTGCGTTTCTGCGTCTAAAAATCCAGTGTAATAGCGATCCTTTTTAACGTTGTAAAGCTGAACGGTTTCACCCTGTATGTGTTCGGCCCGTATACGCATAAGCGTTCCAATTCTGGCACCTGTGCAAAGCGCCAACTTAGTGAACAGGTAAAGCAACTCATTGTCACGCGTAGCGGCCAGCAACGCGTTTATTTCGCTTTTGGTGAGGTATCTATCACGTTTATCGTTTGCGTTCGTTCTAGGTACGTTAGCGCAAGGATTTTCAAAACGATATTTACCGTCTGCAATTGCCAGGTTAAAAACAGATGAAAGCATATTGATCTTGTTGTCTACGGTATTGCTTGATCGTTCCTGCTGCATATCGCGCTGAAACTTTATTATGTGGCTTCTGGTTATCTTGCGTTCGTTAGCAAACGGCACCTGGTTAATTAGATATTTAGCCACGCGCTTTGAATTTTCTTTGTGGCCGCTGTGTTCCATCCAGTAGTCGAACAGTTCGCGGAAAGTGGGATCTTTTTTGTTTTTTCGCTGCAGTATTTCGGCTGTGCCTTCACCAAACTTTTCAGCGTTGATGATTTTAACCTTTTGCTGGTAACAAAAAGCCTCTGTTATACCTTATGATTTTTTACCCACGCTGATGCGTTTTTGCTTTCCAGCTATGCGAGTAATGATGAAGTAAGAACGATCACCGCCTTTCAGTTCACGGTAATAAACGCCCTTATATTTCTTTGATGCAATGTCCTTTGCCACATGTAACACGCCCCTTTGATTGAGTAGTAAACTAATAGTTTACATCTGATTTTGTGTAACTCATGTGTAACTGTACGTTACACTTTTATGTTTAATTGTGCTTAATTAGAGTATACCACAAGAGGTGTGAATCACGCTATTGACGGGCGATTGCGCTTGTTTTCAATAACTTACGAAAACCGTTTTACAATACTGCCCTATACTTAAACCCAAACAAAAAAGCCCGTAATAACGGGCTTAATTAATGCTTAACTGCGGCAAGGTGTAACCTATGTGTAACTGTGTTTAATTTACTTCTTCACCAAGCTTGAACGCAAACATGGGTTCAAAATCAGGATCTACGCTGCATCTTAATGCGCAATAAAAGCCAAACAAGAATTCCATTACATCAAGAGCAACTTCACCTATAAAGCCGCCTTTGGCCTGAATGCCAGGTGCAATATCATCGCGCATATCAATCCAGCAAGGAACGCCATGTAAACTACCATGAATCATAGCTTTAAATTCATAGCTATGATTCATATGTTGTAACCCCGCTCAAGTTCAAGAATGTAAATACCTAGCTTTTGAGCATCATCCTTGCTGAGTATCATCCCGCCTTCGCTCGTCTGTTGTATGCTTTCGAGTGTAGGCTTCGTTGGTTTCGCTGGCATTGTCGGACACTCCGTTGTCACGCACCCCGTTAAAATGATCGTTAAACCAATTAACAGGGCTTTCCTGAACATCATTAACACGTTCTTCATGCTGCTGTTGCTCCTGTCTCTTATTCTGCTTATCGATTGCGCCAAGCAATCTATTAAGCAATGAAAGAACAAGCTCTAAAAGCTTCACTTGGGCCGCCTAGCTTGCTCTTTGTTAGGGTTTAAGGCTAGCTTATCAAGCAATGCAATAATGTTTGCCAAAAAGCGTTCTGCGCCTGATAGCCATGCATCGTCCTTATCAGAAGGTGTAAGCTTAGCAACCTTGATTAATGCAGCTACAATGATTGATGCTGCGCCCACAATGGTAGTGATCCACTGCAAGGCAAGCATGATATATTCAACAATGTTTTGTTCCATGAAAGAACCCCTTTCGGTTAGTTAGCATTTAACGCTTAATTGGATTTGTGAATCAAGCCCATCACCAACAATTACTACACCTTTGGGTGAGTTAGGGCTGTAAACTGTTACCTTACAGTTATATCTTCCTTGCTGCAAATTTAGCCAGCCAAAACGAATATCTAACTGATTAGAACCTGACGTGTAATTAACAGCATCGGTTTCACTGGATATAACAGGCTCATCACAGCCAGCGCACCTCTTCAATGGATTGCAAGCAGAAACCTCAACCTTAGTAATACCGGGAAAGGTAAACGGCGAACCATCCAAAGAAACCAGTAATGACTCGGTGTTGTCCGAGCCTGGAAACACCGGAATAATCATATTAGGCCACCGGTGTTAATTCACGGAACCAATAGCGCAATGCTGGGATATTTACTAGATCACTAGTTTCATTGGTAATGTTACGATCTACCGCATCACTTACAATGTAAACCTTTGAATTTACTGAGTCGTAAACGGCCAGTGATAAGTCGTCTGTGTCTGCTGCTGTGCCAGATGGATCAACACCCGTAGCGCCAGCAACATCAACACGCAAATCTGGTGCAACTTCTGTAAAAGACCAGTCAGTGTTTGTAATGGACGCACTTGCAATTACTTTTGTTAAAAACGTAGCGTAGCTGTCTGACTTAACAGGGTTCTTAACAATTGCAATGGTATCGCAGTTATCAGCTGCACGTTGTGGGCCGTAACGCTTAACATCTAAATCGGTATAATTAGCCATTGGTTTTATAACCTCACTATTGTGTATTTTGGCCTTTCGACCAGTTGAATAGTAAATGTGGGCGTTACACGCTCAACACTTATTTTTTGTGGATCAATAATAATATCGGAATCACTGACTTGCAATGTCGGTGCTTCGGTTATTTTCTCAGCATCTACAGCCAGTAAACGTTGAATGATTGTTGGTAATGCTTGTTCAGCTTCTGACTGCTGCTCAACGTTAACCGCTGAAACTTGCTGTACTTGTGTAACTTCTGAAACTTGCGCTTGTGCTTTTTGTTCAGCTTCTACCGATACAATTCCATTACCATCAGTAATAACGGATTGATCCGCTTGTGCGAACTGCTCAACTTCAACGGCATTAATTTGCTGAGCAAGTGTAACAGTGGCTTGCACGCTTTCAGCGTTTTGATTTACTTCAAATGAATTTACAGACTGATTAGCTGTAATAAATTGATGCTCAGCTTCGCTTTGCTGCTGCGCATCATTCGCCGTTATGCCGCCACCGTCTTGCAGTGTTTGCTGTTCAGCCTGCGCTTTCTGCTCTGCCTCAAAGGGCTGCAGTGCTTGAGAAAGTGTAACAGCCTGTGTATCAGCGTTAGCATTTTGCTGCGCTTCATTGTTCTGAATTTGCTGTGCTAATTGGACAGTTGGTTGCACTGATTCGCTTAGCTGCTGAGCGTCTAAACTTGAAGCGGATTTTGTAATAGATACAGCTTGCTGTTCTGATTGATTTAATTGTTCATACGTTAAAGTTTCAGCAACTTGTGTAACAGAAACACTTTGCGCATCCGCTTGGCTTAATTGTTGCGCTTCAATAGCGCTTGTTTGCTGCGTTTGAATTACAGATTTCGATTCTGCTTGCGCGGCCTGCTGTGATTCGGCAGCTATCACTTCCTGCTCAACCGTACCGCCGCCATCGTCGTAGAATATCAGTGCATCGTTGAAGTTAGTGGGGAAATTAACAGGTGTGCCGTTGTTGCCGCCTGCGGTGTCTACTAGCTCGCCTTGGTCGAATGATGCGCTTGGGTCTGCGAAATAGTTTACGCCTGAGTTTGTCGTTGTGTAGTCAACGTAATACAGGTCTCCGTTTATGTAACCTGCCGTATTATCTCTTCCAATTGTGCTGAAATTAAATATCTGTACAGCGCTTGTTCGCTGCCCGTAACTTGTAAACCCTGATCCTGTACCGTCATCTACTAGCAACTCATACGCGTCACTACCCCCAGCCTTAACAATTCTAAAAATGGACGGAGTTGTTGTATTGGTCGCAACACCACTCCAATTAACAGCGCCAGATAGAAACGTAACCCTAAATAGTCCGTCTGACGCTCTGTACAAAATGTTATCGTTAGCACCGCCGGAGTAATCAAAAAACCTATGAACGTAGCTATCAGAGCCACTTCTCTTAAATTTAAATTCAAGCGTCCAGTCTTGGTTTATGTCTAACCTGTCAGCATACGCGCCGCCCACAACGGAGGGCAGTGTCACATAGTCATTAACCCCGTCAAAACGTAATAAATACGCCATTACATTACACCATAAGCGTCATCAACGTAAAAACTCGCATAACCCCTTGGCACTTGTGCAAGATAATCACCTGCCTTATCGACTAGCCCGAAGCCTGTAATACGCTGCTTAACACCTTGAATATCCACGTACACTTGCGGTCTGTGCGGCTCTACGTCTTGTGTTAGTGTTGTTTTTATATAGCCGCTAACGGGTGCAACTTCTTTCTGTGCAATCGGTAATCCCTTGGCGCGTTTGAAGTCGTACTCCGTAGCGTTGGCGTGTGGGTAGTAAACAGGATTCGCAGTGTTAAACACATCGTTGGCAAATGCTGCTGAAACAACGCCAGCTTCTACAAGTTGCTGCATTTTTGTTTTTAACTGCTCACCGTCTGTTACTTCTTCAATATCGGTTGGTTTTTCGCGGAAGTCATAACGGCCACCGCCACTACGAAAAAGAGTGAGAAATATTTTTACAGACTCATTCTGGCTTTACACTGCTTCTAATGCGGCCAATGTGCCGGGGTGCTTATCGAATAAAACACCCATGTCATTAGCGTTAAGAATTACACCACGCTTTTCAGTGTGTGCCTTTGCTTGTGAAAGGGTTTCAAAATCTGCCAATTTCATAGTAAGCCACTCCCGTTACTTAACCAGTTCCGCTTCAATCTTACTTGCACCAGACTGAACCGCTTTTTCAAATGCACTTACTACATTTTCATTTACCGCGTATGCGCCTGTTTGTTTACCGTCAACAATTACGCGGTACATGCGTTCGTCTGTTACACGCTTTGTTACACCAGCATATTCGGCAACGGCTTCGGCAATGCGCTCAGCGTTTTGCTGTAAGAAGTCACTGCTTTTAAGAAGTGCTGCGTCTTTATCGTTAACAATAAAGCCAAGCTCAACAAGAACGGCTGCGCCTTTAAACTCGCGCACCATGTGAAAGTTGGCTTTCTTCTGCCCACGATCACGCCTGCCTTTGCTTGTCCAAATGCCGCCAAGCTTTTTGTGTAACTTTTGCTGTAACGCGTATGATTTAGTGGTTTCATCATCGGTTGTGTAAATGAATGACTCAAAGCCATTTGCGCGGTTATCAGCTGCGCTATTTACATGAACGGAAACAAGGCAATCAGATTTTAAGCGGTTAGCTTTACTGGTGCGATCACGCAACTCAACAAAGGTGTCATCGTTTCGCGACAATAAACACTGAATATCGGGATAGTGTTTAGCTAGGTAGTTATCAACGCGCTGGCAAACTTCAAGAACAATATCCTTTTCCTTTAAGCCATGACCTACCGCACCTGAATCGTTACCGCCATGCCCAGCATCTAAAAAAAGTTTGAATTTAGCCAACTTTATCATCCTCCGTGTGATATTTTTTTACAAAGTTCTCAAGGCACTGGCGTATAGGCCGGTAAGCCTCTTGAAATTGCTGTACTAAACGATGCCTTCCAATAAGATCTACCAAACTATAAATATCAACCGGCTTTTCTAGGTAATCAACACACCCTAAGTGGAAGCCCGTTTTTATATCTTCAGGATCATGAGATGAAGTAACAAATAGAATAGGTATGTGGCGTGTTCGCTCATCCCCCTTAATGATCTTACACACTTCAAACCCGTCGAAGCCTGGCATGTACAAATCAAGAATAATAAAGTCGGGCATGGCATCAACGGCTAGCAATAGTGCCTTTGTTGGATCGCCCGTTGATACTGTTTTAATGCCTTTCTGCTTGAACGCTTCATCAAAGAATTCGCGTTCAAGGTTATTGTCGTCAACGATCATTACTGTTTCAGTCATTGTGTTTCGCTCCTCTCGATCCCCGCGCTATGTCCAATGCTAAGCCGTGGAATTTTTCATCAAACTCACGCATTGAATTGTTAATAACTCCTGCAACCTCTTTTAGGTCGCTGCGCATGGGTTCGTTAGATTTTTCAATCAACGAGCGAACATGCTGATCGTCTACGGTTTTAGTTAATGCGTTTTCGGCTGCGCCTAGTCGCTCGTTTAAAGCCTTAATTTCAGACCTTAAATTCTTGTTTGTTTCGCGCTGCATGTTTGCAATAAATACAGCAACAACCCAAAGTAAGTGCAGCAATTCTATATTCAACAATTCAACCTCCTTTGCTATTCAGGCCAAGGGTTTTCTGACTGGATACTAAGCCGTTTTTCAATAGCTTGCTGCATCAGTAAATCAGCCTGTTCGTTTTCACCCATCGCACGCTTTATATTAGCTTCATTAATAAGCGGGTCAACCTGTTTTCGGTATAGGGCTTGTCTAGTTTCATCTACCTGTTTGTTTTTTTCTTCAAGCGTAGGTTCTGGTGCGCTTGGCTGTTCTAAACTGGCACCTTGTGGCGGTATTTCGCCTATGTTGGAAGCTTGCCATTTTGTTTCATGATCTAGCCAGTAGGAAGCGCCACGGTAATCTGATTTTACTTCCCACTTATTGCCATTAAACACCGCTGCTTGATTAGCGCTTAGGGTAGGTGGCTTTGTGGTGGTCGCGTGTGCAGGTATAAGCCAGCTATCTTTTTCAAGCGGATCTGGATCGGCAACGCCTGAACCAATTAATTCATTTGTAACAGGGTTATAGTGATAAATCTGCATGTCATTCCCCTTTAGTATTTGATGTACGCAACAAGTGCTACGTTTCGTGGGCGGGTTTCATTGCCGCCATTGAATTCAGTAAATGCTGATCTTTTAATACCGGAACCGTTACTGTCAGCAACCCAACCGTTACCAGTATCATCATTAGAATCAGAAGGCAGTGCGTGCCTGTGGCTTTTAAAGTCATCTGCCTGAAACGTACCAAACGAACGCCCAATATCAACACCGCGCCCATCATCCCATGAACGAATAAATTCACCGCGTAAATCTGGCAAGTTGAACGTGGTTGAGCCGTTACCAGCGCCCCAAAACGTGCCAACCTTAGCAAATAGTTTTGCGTAAGCGGCTCTGCTTACTGCTGCACCATTGGCCTTAATCCATCCGTCAGGTGCTACGGTAGTAATGAAATAAGCTACTGAACCAACCATTTCATTGTTATCTTCACCGTAAAGGTTGCGGTTATCAGCGTAAGCTTTAACGCCAGCTGGGGTTACTGCGCGTGTTGTGTCGGTGCCAGATTCAGCTTCTTCTTCAGTAGCCAGTTCGACTAGTCCGGTTCTAGTTTCTGTTGCTGTTCTGCTTGCTAAAGAAGCGGGGGTTACCGCTCTACTTGAGTCAGTGCCTGTTTGCGTTTCTGCACTGGTTGCTAATTCAACTTTACCCTGTGCCGTTGTGCTTGCTTGCGGAACAATACCATCAACAAGATCCTGAATATTTCCTTCGTGCGTTAACTCGGTCCAATCCAACGCACCTGTTTTTGTAAATCTTACACCATGCCAAATGCGTCTGTTAG